ACGGCCCCAGCCGCCTATTGGGACGATTACGTCAGCCATTACGCTATCCGTATAATCGCGTTACTTGCATCAGCAGTTGGAAAAACAATCGTAAAATCACCTGCGGTGGATGTTTTGTCCGCGCCGAAATCCAAAACTACAACGCTCGGATTGGTTACCGAAAGTGACGTAGTATTGGGAGTAGTATTATATATCAATGCCCCACGTGCCGTAATTGTTGCATTTGAGAACGTTTCGTCTTGAAAGTCCGTCAGTGCCGTAGTTCCGGATGAAGTGGGATCGACGTTAGTTAAAGCTCCACCACCCGCAGTGTAACCTGTTCCACTTACTTCGTTACTGGTAGTGTACGCAGTAGTCGTAGCATCGAAAGAGGCGCTGTTGGTGTAAAGAGCAATTTTAAAAGTATCTCCCGAAGAGAGATCAAAGTCGTGGACACCGTACAATAGCTCTTTCTTGAACGATGTACACATGAAGTTTCCGCTGAAAGCCATGGTTACAGTCTCCTAATTAGTTCCGCAAGTTCTTGATTACCAGAATCAATAATTGCGTTGTACACGGTTGTTCTATCACTTTTAATCGCTTCACGCATGTAAAATTCTAAAACCTTTACAATGTGTTGGCGAAAGGCATGTGCCTGTGCCTGTATTGCAGGGTTTGCAGAATCACTAATAGATATAATCTTGTTAGCACATCGCTCTGCAATTTCCTCTGGTGTAAAACCCCGGTTCTGGGTGGTGTGTACTTCCACCTTGAAGTCAGGGTTTAAATCTAAATCTAGTGCAGGAAAACTCATTGTTTTGGCCTCACTAGCATACCGGTACGATAATCATCGGTTACTTCTTTGTTTTCACCCAACATCTTCATGCCAGTCATCGCTTCTGTAAATCTTTTTTCATAGGCAGCCATTATATCCTGTTCACCCTTCATATAGATATATGCTTCAATTAAACTGCCATAAAGCATAGCCATTTGGGCGTTTTCACTAAGCCAAGTTGTTCCAGAACCCGATCCAGCCGTCAAACTTGCTGGTCTATAGAAGTAATGTAACTCCACGGCTCTTGCTGCGTTGGGAGTAGGACCGATAATAAAATTATCAATGTCAAATACCGCATAAAACCTCGGATCGCCTGTTGTTGCAGGGTCTGGGTTGAAGGATTGCACGAAATCAGTGTCTTTAAACTCCAAAAACACCTTTTCACTGTTAGCATCCACAAAAGAAAGCGAAAATGGTGCTAAAAAGTCACTGGGACAAGCCAAATATTGGTTTGCCTGCGTCATATTGCCGCTGACGTTCTTACGAAACAGGCTTAACTGCACGTTTTTGAGTATTCTTTCCTCTGCCTGACGGATAAATACAGGCAAATTAGTTACAAAAGACGTTTCATCGTTCTCCGCATAGTCCTGTATTGCTGTTTTTAGCTGATCGTATGTAAAACTCATGGTGTTACCACCGATACGGTGCCAACAGCACCTTGTAAAGCGTCAGTTATCTCAAGTTCCGAAGGCATTTCCGCTGTTCCACCTGTACTCCAGTTACCATTACCTAAATAAACAATACCGTTTGTAGTAACAATAAGAAAAGCACTGGTAGGGTTTGGCGAGTCTGGCCTAGCGCCTTGTAACGCCTGTGGATCAGATACGGTTCTAAAAGGACCCAGTTGTGGTTGCTTTGGTTCGTACTCATCCGGACCCACAAGCAATCCATTCCACTCTTTTTTCATTACCTTGTAGGGGTATCTGAAACCAGAGCGGTCTGAAATAGCGTATGCGTTTTTACCCGATGCGTACTTTGCCATCAGCCTGTCCTATAATATTCAAATCTAGGAACAACGTTAAACGAAGACCTATCACGATCTTCGGTTGCTGCCCTATCAAATTCTTCTTCATACATAGCTTTAAGCATTTGAACTCTGTTTGGAGCCCTTTTTAAGGCAATGTAGTAAGCTAGTCCTGCCGCCAAACACGGATAAAACCTAAAAGGTAGGTCCATCGTGTTAGTGTACACGTCGGCGTCATCCATGCGAGTAAGTGCATCGTAGTAGATAACGTCTGTGCTGTTCTGTGGAACAGGCCATATTTTAAGGTTTGGAGTGATCTGACGGTCTAAAAAGAATTGATTAGGCCTACTTTGTGTCGTTTTTGTCGGAATTGTCAGGTACTCATCCCGGCTCAAACGCTCTAAAGCATAATCGGTGCCGTCCCTGCGAATGATTACAGACAATACGTCAATAATATCGCCACTTAGGTTGTATTCTCCTGTGCCTTGCACAAGAGTTAAAGAACGCTGTTTAATGGTCCACTGATTCAACCCACGGTTAGCCCAGTCGGCCAGCAAAAGATTAAGCGAACGTTTCGCTGTCTTCAGATCGTAACCAGTACGCACCTCAAGACCGCATCGCTCAAACGCTTCTTCAACGTATTCAGCAACGTCCAGTTCAAAATCTTTGCTATTAGAAACAGTCATTATTTCTTCTTCTTTTTAACCATTCCACCGCCGCGCATTTTCTTAACCATGCCGCCGCCGCGCATTTTCTTAACCATTCCACCTGCTCTCATTTTTTTAGCCGGTGCTTTTTTCTTACGAGGTTTCATCGCCATTTTTCAGTCTCCTGTATAATTGCTCTCTCTTGTTAAATATCTCACAAGCGTTGTATTCGCCATCATAACTATCATAATATCCCTTTTTGTCCAACTTGTCTGCTGCTTCTTGTAGCTTGGACAACCGTTGAACGAATATCATGCTGTATTCGGTATCCGTCAATGCTTCAATGGCGGTTTGTTCGGAGGCTTCTGTCACCTCGTCATCTGGGTGAAAACCCATTAGCCATATGTCTTTATCAATAAAGGCACCGCCTGCAATAAAATCGTTTAAAGAATCAAAATACTCGTGAAAAGCTTCGGGTTCTTTATCGTTAGCTAAATCAACTACGATAACTAACTCAAAACTATCGTCGAATTGGGATATGCAAGAGTATAAGACTTGGTAGGAATCGTCGTATTTAAACAAAATAGCAACTTTATCTTCCATCCAAGCTTTTCGAGCGTAAGAACAAGGTGGTAAGTTATTGTAGTAGGGGCTAGGTTTTTCCAACACGTCCGCAGACCATTGCATTATTTCTTGCACAATGGCTTGTTCTACGGGTTCGCTGTAAAAAGCTAGGTTCATGATTGCGTCACAGCCCCCTTTGTTCGTTTACGCCTATTCGACATAACTTGTCCGCATCCCCTAGCAATAGCTGTTCCGGGTTGCGATTTACCTCTGAAAGGTCTTTTTGCTTTTGTTTCGACCACACCGCCCGCAGCCATTTTCTTCACTTTAGCCGCTTTAGTGTTTGATACAACCTGCTTTCCTTTAGAGCCTTCACGCTTCTTTTTGCGAGCAGTCGAAGCTCTTTCAGACTTGCTAAGACTATTGGCTTTAGATCGCGGTAAGCATCGGTCAGGATTTTTTTTATTTTTTGAAGTACCGCATTTACCTGCGATGTTACCTTGGCTATCAATTCTGACCCAATCTTCATCGACCCAATCCTGTAGCTTTCCCATTACTTACCCTTCCTTTTTCCGCCTTTTGATTTCTTGGCGTAGTTAGGGTCTTTACAATATTTAGAAGCCGCAAGGTTTGCATAAGCAGAGGGGTAAGTATCAAAAGTACGTTCTGCCCAAGCTTTCCCTTCTGGGCAAATTTTGCTGCCCTTACTTTTAGAAGAAGCTTTCTTTGACTTCTTGGAATAAGCCATACGTTCACCCCAAAAATTTCTGCACAAAGGGTGCAATTAAAATAAGTACCGCAAGCGCCCACAGTTTTACGTCCAAAGACTTTAAAGTGCTTTTGTGTTCGTCCAGACGCTCTTCTATTCTCTGGTATCTGAGATTACATTCAGCTTCGTGTCTTTCCAACTTAGCTAAAACTTCTTTCACCGTCATCCAATCCTCACCATGCCTTACAGGACCAGTATCTGGCGCTGAACTTGTCTTTTGCCGTGTCACAGTTGTGACGGGCTCTAAAGCTTTTTCTTCTCGCGGGCTGATCTTTTTTGATCGACATTTTACTGTCGCCAAACCGGACGAGCTTAATTTCGCTACCTTTTTTTGCGAGGACCGCACTTTTTTTCGCTTTCCCCGGCGTCCTTTTTGGTTTGTTAAATCCGGCAAATGTTTCACCCCTGTATTTTATTCGTCCCGATGGGGTCCTAGTAACATCTTTTGTAGTAGCCATCTCAAACCTCAGTTATAAAACACCGTTGCATTCGTGACGTTTGTCAGAACGGCGAAGCACCCATCAGGGAAAAGCATTCCCTCATCCGGCACATAAACGTTATCATCTGTATTGTCAGCAAAAGCTAACGTTAGAAAAGTAGTTCCACTAGCACTAGAACCGTTTTTCAAAACCAACGTGGGGCTAGACCCACATTGGTAATGAATAGCTTTTACACGAGTCCGACCAGCAAACACGGCCCCTGACGCTGTTAAGTAGGTTGCTTTTACATCAGATGCCATTTTTTACCTCTCTAACTATGGAAAACCGTCACAGACGTACACGCGGTAAAGACCGAAACATAAATGTCGCTTACTCTAATTCCTTCGTCAGGAATGTTTACAGAGTGTGTGTCTGAGGCGTCCAAGTCCATGTCTAGCACGGTTGTACCACCGTTACCGTCAGTAAAGGTGATGCGAGGCGATCCAGTAGTTGTTTTAACCTGAACCTGACGAATACGCGCAGGTCCAACACCGGCAGAGCCGGTGGCGGTTAATCTTTTTGATCTTACATCAGAACCAGCCATGCAAACCTCCTTTAAGCGAGGTTAGCGTTTTGCTGATACAAAACCGTTACTCGAATTTCGCCAGCGTTTGTTGCACCAGCAGTTGTCCAAGTGATTCTCTTGTCCGCGGTTCCAATATCTGCCCAAGCCAATGCACCACCAGCTTCGGTAGTTGGATATTTACGTCCAGCACCAGAGGCTACAGTGATTGAAAAAGCGTTAACAAACGTAGCGTTACCGCCCACAGTATCACCAACACTCAATACCGCAGTAGCGTTGCCCATTGCTGTAGGACAATCAATTACGCAATCAATGATTTGTGAATTTGCTGGAATAACGACGTTAGTGACGTTAGCCGCAGAAGCACCACCTGCTAGAGAGCCTGTAGAAAAAGTCTGCGCCATAACGACTTGGCCAGTATTTTTAATGTTTGAACCAAGGGACGTACCCGTGGTTTCTTTGATGGTTCCGGCTTTAATTGGTCCGGAAAAAGTTGTAGTACCCATATGTATCTCCTGTCGTGGGTTATGTCAGACGCACCATGCGGCTGTCAGGGATACTGTCAGGATACAATAAGAATACACAAAAAGAAAGGGGCAACTTACGTTACCCCTTCCGAGTCTACAGGGAGAAGTTAATATGAAATCAACTACTCCTTTATAGCACAGTTTACGCTCCGGGTGTACCGAAAACTGAACGCCAGTCAGAAACACCAAAACTATAACGCTCACGCGCTTTGAAACGCATGTTGCCGGTGTCAAAGTCACCTTCCATTGCCGTTTTAATTGGCGAACGGTTGAAGAATTTGAAGCCGTTAGGTGCGTCAGTCTTGATGAAGTATGCGTCTGAATCAGTCAGGAAGTGGTTAACCACTGCTCCATCAGGAATCATACCCATGTTCTTCATTGCGTTGTTGTCGTTGTCAGCAGTGCCCGAACGCAAGTTAGAGTTCAGAACTCTTTCTGCGATGAACTGAAGCTCTTTTGGAATTACAAGCTTCATACCACGT